AGTTCCTAAAGATAAAAAAACCAAGATACCTAAAAAATATCTATCTGGTTTAAAGGGGTCAAAACGCACCCTTAGAGCTAGTTTAATTAAGCAAGTTAGTGCATTGTATAAAAGTGGTGCAAGGATACCTAGATCATTATTAAAAAGGAGAACAAGGGTATAATGGCAGTAAAAAGAAAACCTTTATCAGCATCTACAATAAAAACACTTAAAGCAAAGGCAAAGAAGTCTAAATTATTTAATTTAGCAGATTTAAAAGCTAGTTATCGTAGAGGGCAAGGTGCATTTCTTAGTTCTGGTAGTAGACCTAGAATGTCTATGAACGCATGGGCTATGGCTAGAGTAAACAAACTGATAAAAAGAGGGCGTTCTGGAACGTTTGATACAGATTTAATTAGAAGAGCAAGTAAAAGAAAGAGAAAAAAGTAATGGCAGAATATAGAGGTAAACAAGTTAAGCTAAATAAACCTTTTAGATTATCTGCTAGTGAATCAAAAAGAAAAAAGTTTGGTGTATATGTAAAAGAAAAGTCTACTGGTAAAATTAAAAAAGTAACCTTTGGTGCAAGAGGTATGAGTATCAAGAAGAGTATACCAGCTAGGCAGAAGTCATTTCTAGCTAGAATGGGTGGTGTATTAAAAGAAGTAAAAGGTCAAAAGTCTTTATCACCAGCTTACTGGTCTATTAGAGCTTGGAAAAAGAACTTTCCGTTGTAATGAATGTCAAGGATATTAGAAAAACTAGCTGATCAACACGAAGAACGTATGATCAATGTATTATACAAACTGGAAGAAGATGTTGTAAAAGAAGTTACAAGAGCCACTAAAGGACAACTAGTATCACAAAGATTAGCAATACAATTAAGACCTAAAATAAAAGAGTTAGTAGAAAACAACTTTCTTAATGAAGCTGATCTAATTATAAACGAAGAATACAACAAGATAGCAAAAGAGGTACTAGATACATTTGGTGAAATGCCTATACCCAACAAATTTAAAAGTCTTACAGAAGCAAACCTATCTACTATTAATGCACTAAAGTTTCAAAGTTATTCTGGCTTTGAAGATATAGGCGAAAGATTTATCAAGGTAATTAATGATGAGTTATACCAAAGTACAATAGCTGGTAGACCTTTTGAAGATATGGTTAGCAATATTAGATCACATATCAATGGAGTGTATAAAAAATCAAATCAAAGAGAGATTAATGAGCTAGTAGATTTTATCAATGAGAATAAATATGATAAGTTTAAAAAATCTCAAGTAGAAGAGGCTGTTAGAAAACTACATACTCAATATGCTAGTGATAGAGCTGGTAATAATTTAAGAAGATATGCTGGACAGATAGCACACGATAGCGTAATGCAGTTTCACGGACAGTTTACCATAGCTAAAGCTAAAGAAAGTGGACTTACCCATTTTACTTATACTGGTACATTAGTAAGAGATAGCCGAGATTGGTGTAGAGGAATATTAGGTAAAACCTATACAGAAAAACAAATAAGAGAACTTTGGAACACTAGGTCTTGGAATGGAAAAGCAAATGGCGACCCATTTATAGTAAGAGGTGGTTATAGATGCAGACATACTTGGATACCAACAGACCCAGCTTGGGGTGAAGAAACACTTGATGAATTACCACCAGAGGAAGATATAGAAGAAACAACACCAAAAGTATCACAGAATTTAGCATCAGTTGTAACAGCACCAAAAAGAAAATTTGGCAAATATAAAGGATTAACAGACGAGCAAGTAAAAAAAGTAGTAGATAAAGATTTAAAAAGTCAGCTTACACCTACAACATTAAAAGTATTTAATAATGTTCCTTTAGTAAATGGAATTACACTTAATCAAAAAAGAGCATATTTTAGACCAGAAGAAGATACACTTGTAACTAATGCTAAAGCTGGAACACTAGCACACGAATATGGACATTATATAGATTACAAAACTGGCAGTAGAAAAATAAGACAGTTTGAGCGTCAGCCTAAACCTTGGTCATTTGAAAATAAAAAATTTAGAGAAGCATTTGAAAAAGATGCAGAAAATTTTACATCAGATGCTACTAAAGGTTCAAATAAATTGCAAAAATATTTTGATGAATTAGTTGAAATTAGATATTACGAAAAAAAAGTAAGAGGAAAAATAAGAGAAACTGGTTATTATGAGGGAAAGTTAGAAGGAGATGATAGAATTACTGATATTATAGATGCTTTAGTAAATGGTAGATTTCACTCTCTTTATAAAGCACCCGGACACGGACTTGACTATTACAGAAAAGTAGAACTCCGAATGACAGAAACATTTGCTAATTTATTTGCAGTACAAAACAATAAAAGAGCTTTAAATATTTTAAAAGATATAGTGCCTAACACTATGAAACAATTTGATGAAAGGATAAAAGAACTTGCTAAGTGATAAAGAAATAGATAAAAGACTTGATGAAGCTACATTACCAGAGGACTATGAAAAGTTATATATAGATATGTTTGGGGAAAAAGTGCCAACAAGGAGTGATACTTGGGGCGAGTTTCCAGTAGATATGATTTTAGAAGCTATTGATAAAAAGAAACCAATAGAAAAAGAACAATTATATGAAGAAGGAAAAATAATCCTATAGTTACAGATAATGTAGATTTTACTGTAAAACTTTGATATAAATAAATTACAACTGGAGAATATAAACATGGATAAACAACAAGAACAAAATCAAGTAGAACAAACTGCTCAAACTACTGAGGAAGTTCAAACACCGATAGTAGAGGAAAAAACAAAAGAAAAAACTTTTACTAAAGATGAGCTGAATGAAATAGTAGAAAGAAGATTATTAAAAGACCGATTAGCAATAAATAAAAGATTAGGAGTTGATGATATAGACACAGCAGTCAATATAGTGAAGGCACAAAAAGATACAGAGGAAAAACAAAAAATACAAAAGGGTGAGTTTGAGGAAATATTGAAAAATAAAAGTCAAGAATGGAACAAAGAAAAAGCTAACCTTGAAAGTCAACTTAGAGATATTAAAATAAATAAATCTTTATTATCTTCAGCATCAAAGAACAGGGCAATAAATCCAGACCAAGTTGTAGAATTATTAAATAAAAATATTAAATTAAATGAAACTGGTAATGTAGAAATACTAGACAAAAACGGAATTGCAAGATATAACAGCAATGGGGAACTCTTAACAACTGACGAGTTAGTGCAAGAGTTTTTAACACAGAACCCACACTTTGTTAGTGCTACTCCTAGTGGCTCTGGCTCTGTGTCAAATGTGGATAGAGGAGAACTCAGCTCCGTATTTAAAATTGAGGATTTAGATATGAGTAACCCAAAGGATAGAGAGAAGTATGCTAAGTGGAAACAAAAGCGTAACTCTCAACCAAGGGTAATAAACTCATAATTTTTAATTTTTTTAATTTAATGGAGTTAACATGGCAAACGAAACTACAAGTAGTACTATATCAGAACTCTATACTGAGATAGTAGCAGAAGCGTTATTTGTTGCTAATGAGCAATCAATAATGAGAAACTTGGTCAGAAACTACACTATTGCTGGTGGAGGTAAATCAGTAGAAGTACCTATTTACGGAACTGTATCAGCATCAGCAGTTAATGAAGCAACTGACCTATCAAACACAGCAGTAAACCCAACATCTGTTACAATAACAGCAACAGAAAAAGGAATTATGACTACACTAACTGATTTAGCAAGAAACTCAGCATCAAGGAATGTTGCTGGAGATATTGGTAAGTTATTCGGTGAAGCTATAGCAAAGAAGATGGATCAAGATTTAATAGCTTTATTTGATGGATTTTCTACTAGCATAGGTGGTGCTGGAACTGAATTAACTATAGACAATATATTTAAAGCAGTTGCAACACTAAGACAAGCTAATGTTCCTATGCCTTATTATGGGGTATTCAATCCAAAAGTTATCTATAATGTAAAGAAATCATTAACGAATACTTTTGTAAATCCTAATGGTGGTGATCTACAGAATGAAGCTATGAGAACTGGTTTTATTGGAACTATAGCTGGTGTTCAAATATTTGAATCTTCTAACGTAGATGGAACAACTGATACAGATAATTGTAAAGGTGGTATCTTTTCTCAAGATGCTTTAGGTTTAGCAATGATGCAAGACTTAAAACTTGAAACTCAAAGAGATGCGTCTTTAAGAGCTGACGAAATTGTAGCTACAGCAGTTTATGGAGTTGGAGAACTTCATGATAGTTATGGTATCGAGATGCTTAACGAATCTGTTATTAACTAAATTTGATGGGGTGGGTAACCACCCTTTTCAATTAGGAGATTAAAATGACTACAGTAAAATTAGTAAAAGATGGAAAAGTTATTGAAAGAAGTAAAGTTGATTATGAGTACAATCAAGGTAACTGGGAGATCAGAGGTTGGAGTTTATACGAAGGTAAACCAAAAGCACAACCTAAACTAGTAGAAGAACCAAAAAAGGCTAAACCTAAAAAGAAAGGTAAATAATGGCTACTACAGAATTTAGCGTAGCAAATTCTAACTTACAAGCTATACAACCGGATATATTAGGTTTTGGTATAACAGACTTTGGCGACCAGTTACAATTTGCAGAAAATGACGTATTGAGAAGAGTAAGAGAAGAATGGTGGGAAAGATACAGACACACAGTTCGATATAAAGATATTACAAAAGTTACGTCTGTTGAAATGACCAACAGCAAACTAACAAATGCACAATGGACACAATCCGTAGTCTATTTAGCATTATGGAAATATGTTTATCCTATACTAACAAAATGGCGTGACCCAGATACAGGAGAAGGTAAAGACACTTTCCAAGTACAAATAGACTTTTACAGAGATAGATATGAAGAGGAATTTCAAGCTGTTTTAAGAGATGGCGTTGAGTATGATGAGGATAGTTCTGGAGCAGTAAGTGATTCAGAAAAAGAACCAATTCATCATTTAAGGTTAGTAAGATAATGGAAGTTAAGGTTGAAGTAAATACTATCAACGTTGTAAACGAACTCAAAAGAATGACCAGAAAACAAAAATCAGCAGTAGAAAAAGCATTAAACAGAGTTTCTAATATGGCAATATTTATGATTACCAAAAGAACTCAAAGTGGAAAGCTACCAGACGGAGGGCAAATGAGAGCCTATGCACCAGCTACAGTAAAAAGCAGAAAGAAAAGAGGTAGGCAAACTGGATTTGTAGATTTAACTGATACTGGCAAAATGTTTAGAAGTTTAGACTTTAAGACTGGTGGATTAAAAAGTACTTTGTTTTTTTCTAATATGGAAAGAAATAAAATTGCATCATATCACGATACTTTCGGTGTAGGTAAAAGTAAAATCACTAGACCTTTTTTCTCCATTGGTAACAAAGAAGAAGATAAGATTAGGCAAGAGTTTACAAAAACTTATTTCAAAGAAATGAAAATATGAGTAAAAGAGAAAACATTGCTGGTGATATAATTACTAAACTTGATGCAGTTACCAGTCCTATAGAGTTCAAAAAAATAACAAGAGAACCATTTGAAGTAGAAGAACTTTCAGACGCACAGTTTCCAGCTTTATTTGTGCAATCTGGTGACGAAACAAGAGAAGTATCTAGCATAGGTGATACTGGTGCTGGTAGTTATAGAGGTTCTATTGATTTCTTAATAGTTGCTTTTGGAAAAGGTACAGATAGCAATATAGATACAGTAAGAAACCAACTAATAGAAGTTGTTGAAGAAACACTAGATAATGATATAACTAGGAATGGTAATGCTTTAGATACACAGATTATTGAAGCATCAACAGATGAGGGAACTATATACCCTTATGGTGGTGTAAGAATAACTGCTAGAGTAATTTATGAATTTACAAGAGGGAGTGCATAATGGCTAAACAAGTAACTATGAAGAAAGGCGAAGATATTATTAAATGTTCTGAAGATCATATAGAGCATTTTGAAAACAACGGATACACTTTAGAAGGTGAAAAAAAAGTTACCAAAAAAAGTGAAAAAGTGGTAAAACAAAAAGATAAAGAAGAAAAATAACAAACTATAACAAGGAGGTTTAAATGGCGACACATCATGGAAAAGAAGGAGTTGTAACAATAGGTGGAACAACACTTGGCAATGCAACTGGATTTACAGTAGACACAACACACGATACAGTAGAAG